AACCAGTTCAGGAAAAAGTTTCGTCATAGGCATGGCGAAACTATGTCCGATTGAATCTAGGAAAGGAACTGCATTAGTAGTTACTTTTAAGAGTAACAAAAATAAAAATCGTTTTAAACCGTAGGTCTGAAAAAAGATGAGTGAGTAAGAGCGAAGAGCATAAGCGATGAGCGATACGAACGAATGGACCTTGCGATAGCAAGTCCTCTAACAGATAGTGTATCATTTTGCATAAAGGCATAATGCGCCCAGAGTAAACGTAATGGGAATAAAAAAATTAATAAATTAATTGACCAGACTTTTTACTGGATTCTAGATTTTCTTTGATGATATTGTTAATAATTATACGATCATCGTGAGATAACATCATGGAGTCATCATAACTAATACTACCTCTCATCCACCAACAGATTCTTAGAGCTTCTTCTTTTAAGGCTTTTATCTCATGCTCTAAACGATTTAAGTATTCCTCAATTGCTTCCGAGGAATCCAAGAGTAAAAGCCTTATCCGAAAAAATTTGCGTAATCAAATTCTAAATTCGAATTGTATTCAGAATTACAGGATTGGCATTTAATTTTAGGTGTTTTTAATTTAGCAGGTTCATTTAGTTTTTCTAAAAATTTTTGAATGCTTTTAATAACTTGATTTGGTGCGTTTTGATAATATTCTTTTATTAAAGATTTATCACTAACTTCTTCTCTTTCAATCGTTACAATCTTACTCGTAGAACGTGTAAGCGAATCTAAATTTAAATCGACCAATTTTTGAAAATGTTGGTCTATAATTTTAGTTTTCTCTTCATTTGAATAGGTTGTATTTTGCAAAGTATTAACAATTTGATCTTCTTGGAATTTTATTTGCCCTAAAATTTGAACATCTTTATATGTTTGGGGGTTAAAGAAAAATACTAAATCTTTAGTTTTAAAAGATTCTGAATAATCTGGAATTTTATAATTATCTAAAATTCTGTTTAGTGATGCACTGTATTCAGATTGTTCTTGGCAACTTGGACATTTAGTTTCAAATGTCATTTCATCCCCATAACTAGCAATTCTTAAAGCAATTAGAACTGCATCAGTGTCAATAGAAGGCATTGCCCAAGGATCTTTGATATTAGGCATGCAACTCTTAATTACTGTTACCACGGCATCACCAGACATCAATGCATCTGGGATTTTAAGTGTAATTTCGTCTTGTGTGGTCATTGGATAAACTGGAATTTGTCCCTGTTCGTCCAATTCTATTGATCCTTCTTTCCAAAATAACCCTCCACTGGGCAATTTAAGATACATTGCGGGATTTCTAAAATGTTTTTTAAGCGGATTGGTCAAATTCTCCATGTTTTTTCCTAATAAATAGTTGATAGTACTCATTATTTATAGGTTCAAAAATAGAGAAAAAAAATGGCAGACAATAATCAAGAACTTGAAAAATTTTTAGAAAAGTTGTTAGAAAAACTAAATGAGCAAGATAGTAGATTTGGTTTGCAAAACGACACTCTAAACAAATTAAAAAATATCCTCAGTTCTTCTGCTAAAGACGAAAAAACTAATATAAATTTACAAACTAACGTATTAACGCAAGTTAAAAACATTCTTAAAGATTCTGAAAAAAAAGATACGGATTTTTACAAAGCATTTACCAATGACACTAAAGAAGCAAGGTTGTACAACGACAGAGTTGAAAAACTTTTGGACGGAATGGGCAAAGATTTTAAAACCGCAAGCATTGAGCAAAAAAAACAAGCAATTCGTACTGTAAGGTCTGCAATTAGTAATATACCAGATTCTGATCAAAAAAAGTATTTTGAACTTCAATTACAAGGATATGAATTACTATCCGAAGAACAAGAAAAGTATAGATTTTCAGTAACTCGTTCAATTACTGGACTGAATAATTGGTTTAAAACTACCAACATTGCATCAACCGCCACTTCTGCTTTTTCACAGGTATTGAATTCCAGTTCGAATAGTTTTGCCATGTTGAATACTGCATTTACAACTGGAGTGCAGGCTGCGACAACAGGACTTGGAAATTTGGCAACTGGATTAGCCATGCTTGCGAAAAATCCAATTGGTATGGTTATTGCTACTGTTATTCAATCCGCATTACAATTTTTTAGTAAAGCAACCACAGAAGTTTTTAAGTTACTTCAACAGGAAACAGACAAATTAATTAATAGTTTCAAAACATTAAGTTCTGCTGGCGTAACTTATTACAATGGATTAGAAGGATTGCGTAAAGCAGTCATTTCGAGTGGTTTAACAATGGATCAATTTGCGAATGGTGTTAAACAAAATGCTGATTTGATTGCTCAAAGTGGTTTGGGTGTTAGTGAGGGTTCTAAGAAATTAAGTGTAGTTTTAGAAAATATTCGTAAAAGTGTAGATAAAAGTGGTCTTTCTTTAAGTCAACAACTTCTTAATTTGGGATTTTCATTTGAAGACCAAGTTGGTTTAACAGCGGAAACAATGGCACAAATGCGTAGAGTTGGTCGTGTGTTTCGACCTGGCGACAATTCTGAACAGGAAATTGCATTACGAACTGCTGAATATGCAAAAAATTTAAGGATTATATCTGATATCACTGGCAGAGACGCTAAACAAAAATTAGAACAGGCACGACAAATCACTGATAATCTTGCTTTTAATGAAAAATTACGAAATATAGCAAGAGAACGTGGAATGTCTGAAGAAGAAACAAGCAAATTTGTTCAAGGTATTGAAAATAATCTTGCTAAACTACCAGATGCTGCTGCACAAATCGTTAAACAACAATTAATTTATGGTACTGCCATTGGAGATAGTGCAAAAGCATTATCTCAATTGCCAGTTGATTTACAAAGTTCAATCAGTGGATTCACGGAAAGTATTCGCAATGGTGGAGTAGATTTAGAAACAACCACTGGAAGAGTTAATGATGCATTAGCACAATTTGCAAAAGATGGCCCCGGTACAATTCTTGGAGCAATTAGTGCCGCAGGGCAACTTGGGAGTGGTTTATCTGGAACCGCTGATATTCTTCAATCGATATACACAGAATCACTTCCTAGATTTAAAGATGGAATTGAATTGGCCAGACAATCTGTTGAAGGTGGTGCAAAAACCGAAAACGAATTGTCAAGAGATTTGCGTGAAGCACAACGAATACAACAAGAATTGAGAATTGAAGCAGAAAAAGTTGCAACAGAAGGCATAAAGTTTTTTGGTGATACAATGAAAGCAACTGCGACTGTCATTAAAGACGCATTTGAATTTATATCTAGGAAAACTGGAACATCCACTTATGATCACGAACTGGATCAAATAATGAGTGGAATACCTGGTGCCGCTGATGGTGGACCTATACCAAAAGGTCAAACGACACTTGTTGGAGAAAGAGGACCAGAATTGGTTGTTCCATCACAAAACTCGATGGTGGTTCCCAATCACTTTAATCTTGAACCAGTGATTCAGTCAATGCATGAGCAAAATCGCATTGGAAATGAGATGGTTCGATACATGAAAACGATGGTAGATGCACAAGAAAAACTCCTCCGTGCTTCTGTTTAATCGATAAATATACTACTATGTCATGGAAAAAATATTTTAGGGTTGCGAATGTAACTGGGGTTTCATCTCCCATCAGTGGTGGCAACCAATCATCGCAACAATTTAATTATAGGAATCTCCAATCTAATCTTCCTGAAGTTTATATTGGACACCCTAACCGTATCGAACGATACAATCAGTATGAAAGCATGGACGCAGACTCTGAAGTCAATGCCGCACTAGATATTCTAGCAGAATTTTCTACACAAGATAATCCCGATTCTGGCACTCCATTTAATATTCATTATCACGAAAATCCTACTGATAATGAAGTAAAAATTATTTCTGAACAATTGCAACAATGGTGCAATTTAAATGAAATGAATAAAAGAATCTTTAAAATTTTTAGAAATACTATCAAATACGGTGATCAAATTTTCATTCGTGACCCCGAAGATTTTAAACTTTACTGGGTTGAGATGAGTAAAGTAGTTAAAGTTATTGTTAACGAATCCGAAGGAAAAGAACCAGAACAATATGTAGTAAAAGATCTTGCTCCTAATTTAGAAAATTTATCTGCTACTCAAGTTAATGCTTCGGATATTTCTATAACTAATCCTCAAGTTGGAGGTACAACTGGTAGTTATATTCAACCTAAACAGGCAATGACTGGTGGTTCACGATTTCAACATGCTCAAAATGAAGTTGCTGTAAATGCTGAACATGTAGTTCATCTATCATTAACCGAAGGATTAGATCACTCTTGGCCATTTGGTGTTTCTGTATTAGAGTCTGTTTTTAAAGTTTTTAAACAAAAAGAGTTACTTGAAGATGCTATTATTATCTATCGTGTGCAACGAGCACCAGAACGTAGAATCTTTAAGATTGATGTGGGTAATATGCCTTCTCATATGGCAATGGCATTTGTTGAAAGAATTAAAAACGAAGTTCATCAACGTCGAATTCCCACTCAAACGGGTGGTGGTCAAAACATGATGGATGCAACTTACAATCCATTGTCTACAAATGAGGACTTTTTCTTTCCAATGACTGCTGATGGTCGTGGTTCTACTGTGGAAACCCTTGCTGGCGGTAGTAATCTTGGTGAAATTACCGATTTACATTTCTTTACCAATAAGTTGTTTAGAGGTCTTCGCATTCCCGCATCGTACTTACCTACAGGTCTGGACGATGGCACTTCACAACAAAATACATTTAGTGATGGTCGAGTTGGCACAGCATTAATTCAAGAGTTGCGATTCAATCAATATTGTATGCGTTTACAGAGATTAATGGCAGAAAAACTTGATGCCGAATTTAAAACTTATATGCGATGGAGAGGTATCAATATTGATTCTAATATATTTGAATTAAGATTTTCCGAACCCCAAAATTTTGCCGCATATCGACAAGTTGAAGTAGATAGCGCTCGGATTTCGACATTTACTCAATTGGAACAAACTCCATATCTATCTAAACGATTTTTGATGACACGATATCTAGGTATGACAGAAGAAGAAGTTAGAGAAAATGAAAGAATGTGGCGAGAAGAACAAGGTGATACGGAAAAAGCACCAGCAGATGAAGCAGGTTTACGAGGTGTAGGTATCTCACCTGGAGGAATTGAGGGTGATTTAGAAGGGGCTGCTCCCACTGTTGGTGGAGATATGGGAGGTGCCGAACTTGGTGCTGGTGTTCCACCACCAACAGATATGGCATCGCCGACAGGTGCACCAGCAATATAAGAAAATACAATAAATATTATTATGAATTTAATGGAATTATACTCTCCAACCCCTGAAGATTATCGTACTGAAAAAGATGATAATTCTGTTTATCGTTTGGACGAACCTCGTAAAAGAAGATCTCGTTTAACATTGGAAAAACTTAATCGTCTACGTATTATGAATGATGCTCGTGCCGCAGAACATCAAGAAAAATTAGAAAATATTTCTGATCAATATAAACCTAAAGCAGAGGGTGGTGTTGGTGGTATAGGTGGTGGATTAGGTTTGTAACAAAAATTTAATATTAAAAACACATTAAAATTGATTAAAAACCCCTATTTTTGGGGTTTTTTGTTGCTTTTTTTGATTAATATCTAAATACACTACTATTATTATATTCTTTAATAGACTATAGGAGAATAAAGATGACCAAATACGAACAACTCATTGACTATATCATCAATGAGAATGAAGAAAAAGCCCGTGAATTATTTCACGAGATCGTTGTAGAAAAATCCCGTGAGATCTATGAATCCATGGTCGATGAAGAAGATAGCATCGAAGAAATGAGTGACGAAATTTCCACGGAAGAAGAAGCATTTGCCGAAGGCGAAGATGAAGATGGTGGTGAAATCGATGCCGAAGGTGATATGGATATGGATATGGACATGGGTGGTGATGAAGAAGATCATCATGCTGATGTCGGTGGCGAAGAAGAATTAGAAGCAAAAGTCATGGATCTTGAAACTGAACTTGACGAACTTCAGGCAAAATTTGACGAACTCATGGGTCAAGATGAGGAAGATATGGATATGGATGCAGACATGGATATGGATGCAGACATGGATATGGTTTCAGATATTGACGATTCCGAAGAAGACAAAATGGAATCTGTTTTAGAAACCGAAGAAGAAGTAGAAGTTAAAGAAGAAAAATCCTCACGTAAAATGACCGAAGCCGAATGGATTCGTGAATATGTTGAAAAAATTTCTGCTCCTTCCAACACAGAAGAAGGTGATGGAAAAGTGGTCCAGTAGCCGGTGATAATGATATGGGTGGAACTACCGATAACATTGCTCAAGGTGGTGAAGAGCAAGGTGGGAAAGTTAAATCGCCTAAAGTCGAAGATGCTGGCAACAAAAATGTTCCCGGTGGCAAAGTAGATCTTGAGTCTGCCCCTAAAGCTAAATCTGGCGAATAAGGAAATTTAATGAGTTTTAACCTACTTAGAGAAAGTTTATCATTTGACAATGCCAGAATGGAAGTTCTGGCAGAGTCTAATGGTGAAGGTAAGGAAAAAACTCTTTACATGAAGGGCATTTTCATTCAGGGTGGGGTAAAAAACGCAAATCAGCGTGTTTATCCTACTGATCAAATTTCTAGAGCAGTTGATAGTATTAAGGACCAAATTGCTTCTGGTTTTTCTGTTCTCGGAGAACTTGATCACCCCGAAGATCTTAAAATCAATCTTGATAGAGTTTGTCACAAGATTGAAGATATGTGGATGGATGGTGCGAATGGTTTTGGTAAACTTAAAATTATTCCTACACCGATGGGTATGTTAGTAACAACCATGTTGCAAAATGGTGTAAAACTTGGAGTAAGTTCACGTGGTTCTGGTAATGTTAATGAATCAACTGGACAAGTTTCTGATTTTGAAATTATCACGGTTGATATTGTAGCACAACCGTCGGCACCTAATGCTTATCCTAAAGCAATTTATGAAGGTCTCATGAATATGCGTCATGGACATCGTGTTCCTGAAATTGCTCGTGAAGCACTTCACGATAAAAAAGTGCAAAAGTATTTGCAAGAATCAGTGACTAAACTGATTAAAGATTTGAAGTTGAAGTAAAGAATACCGTAGTCGGTGGCTGTCGAACTACAGCCTAATCACCATGGGGGTGAATAGTTCTGAAGATAGGAGAAACCTATGTTAGAAAGTTTAAAACCACTAATTGACAGTGGCATCATTAATGAGGATACTCAGCAAGCTATTACAGAAGCTTGGGAATCCAAACTTAATGAAGCTCGTGAGCAAATTCGTGCTGAAATGCGTGAAGAATTTGCGGGTCGTTATGAACACGATAAAGGTGTTATGGTTGAAGCGCTCGACAAGATGGTTTCCGAAAGTCTTCAACAAGAAATTACAGAGTTTGTAGAAGAAAAGCAATCACTTGCTGCTGATCGAGTTCGTTATAATCGTCACATGAAAGAATCTGCTCAGAAATTTGAGCAATTTCTTACAAGCAAGTTGGTTGAAGAAATCAAGGAACTCCGTGAAGACCGTAAACAATACAAGAATGCTGTAAGCAAACTTGAGCAATTTACAGTTAAAGCACTTGCAGAGGAAATTCAAGAATTTGCTCAAGACAAGCGTGAACTTGTTGAGACAAAAGTTCGTTTAATCTCAGAAGCCAAAGGCAAACTTGCTGATTTACAGAAAAAGTTTATTGCCCAAAGCGCTGAGTTGGTGAAAGAATCGATTGGAAAGTCTTTAACAAAAGAACTTACTCAGTTGAAAGAAGACATCCAAGTTGCTCGTGAGAACAATTTTGGTCGTCGACTTTTCGAAGCATTTGCTTCTGAATTCGCAATTACTCACCTTAACGAGAATAAGGAAATCTCTAAACTCCGTGATGAAGTTATGACTGCTAAAAAGATTGCTGTTAAGCAAGCACAATTAGCAGAGTCACGTGAGCGTGAAATCCGTATCATTAAAGAATCACAAGAGCGAGAAAAGACTCTGGCCAGTCTTCTCAAGCCCTTGAATACTCAGAAGCAAGAGGTAATGACTCAGCTTCTAGAGTCTGTGCAGACGGATAGGTTGAAGTCTGCCTATGAAAAGTATCTTCCGGCAGTTCTTAACGGTTCCCCCGTTAAAGAACAGAAGTCGACTGAAAAGTCAACCCAAGTTCTTTCGGAGAGTCGTAAAGAAGTAACTGGAGATAAAACTGCTAAGAAGGTCAGCGTGGAAACTCAAGAAGAAACAAATGTCATTGAGTTGAAACGTTTAGCAGGGCTTAAATAAACCCTAATTAGGAGAAGGTAATTATGACACAAGCACTATTAGAAGGCCGTTGGGGCGAAACACGAGAAGCTTCACGTAGAACCACAATGGGTGTGATCCTTGAGAACACCCGCAAGCACCTGATGGAAAATGCTACTGCTGGCGCAACTGCTGCTGGTAACGTTGCTACACTCAACCGAGTGATTCTGCCCGTTATTCGCCGAGTTATGCCTACAGTTATTGCTAACGAGATTGTTGGTGTTCAACCAATGACTGGACCTGTTGCTCAGATCCACACACTTCGTGTTCGTTATGCTGACGCACTTGCCGCAGGTTCTACTCTTGATAATACAACTGTTGCCGCTGGTGACGAGGCTCTTTCGCCATTCAAGATTGCTACTGCTTATTCTGGTAGCTCGACAACTGGTCGTGCCGATTCTACAACTGCCCTTGAAGGTCAGCCAGGTCGTAGAATTAACGTTCAGATCTTGAAACAGGTTGTTGAAGCCAAGACACGTAAACTGTCTGCTCGTTGGACATTTGAAGCCGCACAAGACGCACAATCGATGCATGGTCTTGACATTGAAGCCGAAATTATGGCTGCTCTTGCTCAAGAAATCACAGTTGAGATTGACCAAGAAGTTCTTGCTTCGTTGCGTTCACTTGCTGCTACTGACTTCACATACAACCAAGCTGCCGTTTCGGGTACTGCTACATTCGTTGGTGACGAGCATGCTGCTCTTGCTGTTCTCATCAATCGTTCTGCTAACCTGATCGCACAAAGAACACGTCGTGGTGCTGGTAACTGGGCAGTTGTATCGCCTGCCGCCCTCACGGTTCTTCAGTCAGCAACAACATCCGCATTTGCTCGTACCA